AAGTCCAGTTTGAGTTGGATTAGATGTATCAGTATTTACGGTTAATGTATTGACTACCGTTTCAAATGCATCAGTTGTCGCATTTTTCTTAATATTAATAATTTGTCCAGTAGACATCTTCATTGGAACAACTGCCGCAACACTTCTAATTAAAGATGCTGTACTTAGCTCCTGAAATACCTTAACGAGTGTATTAAAATTAAAATCAGCGGTGCCGATATCATCATTGTGCGTTTCTTCTAGAATTAATTTTTCTTCATTTTCCATTATGATCCCTTTGTTATAACTGTTCCATTGTATACTATTTATAATAATTCTTATCCTCTCCCGGACCCTGCTTTAATTATTCCTGCGTGAGCAGTAGATGGAGGAGGAATAAAGTTTGTCACACTATTGTCTACAGAGGAGTTTGTATTTATGTTATTGGTACCTGCCGGACTCGCAACAGCCGCTTGTTTTTCCATTGCCGAAATTTGAGAAACGGATTGTGCTAAAAGTTCACTTGGTACTATTTCTTTCTGACTACCCATCACAGGTGAATTCGGAGAGACATCGATTACTGGCACCGGTGCCATTAACTCTCCCGCATTTCCAAACATACTCATTTGAGGTGAAAATTCTGAAGTTTCTGTCAATCCTCCCGTTAAAGGTAATTCTTTTTCTCCTTCAATACCAACTGTACCTTTTGGTGTGAGTCCAAAAAGTGGTTTTTGTTCTGCCCAAATGTCCCATAATGCTTTTTCTATGTTTGTATCGTGCGTAAATATAGAACCTTCAGTTAATCCGGCTTCCGCTAAAGCATCTTGCTTGATTGGATCTGGATTTATCTGTTCATATTGCTCAGCCGTAATGCCCTGGTTTTGCATTGTTTCAGCCTTCATTCTTTCTTTCGCAGTCATTTCAAAGTTGTCTGGATCCTTACCCAAAGTAACGGCGGCCCTCTTTGTAGCTTCTACACTCATATCAACTCTTGTTCCGCCCTTCCACGACTCCATCTCGGCTCTTTTCTCTTCTTCTGTTTTGCCAAAATCATCGAAATCTTTTGATTTCTTTCTGGTGACTTTCTTTCCTGTTCTCGCATTTACCTTCTCTTCCTTTGGTGGAGCAACTTCAGTTGCTGGATCAGGAGTTAGTCCAGGAGATGCTAATTGCTTTTCTGCTGTTCCTGCTTCTCCATATGAGATTGATTCACTTCCTAACCATCCGCCATCATCATATTTAATCGATTTTCCCATCTTCTTGGCGGCGATGAGATCCATAATGTTCTGTTTATCTGCTTTGCCCCAAGTTTCTGTATCTAGGAGAGATTCGAGGCTATCTACATTTAAGCCTGATAATTTTTCTAAATCTTCAATAGTACCGTGACCCATACCGGTATCTACAATATCTAACTCCTCGGCTTGCTTCATCAACGCCACTTTATCTTCTTGAGCTAATTTGGAGCCTGAAGTTTTCTCATCAACAATGGTTTTATCAGATACTTGTTCAGCAACAGTTTCTCCAACTTCTCCTGCTAAGAAATATCCTAGTCCACCACCAACCATTGCACCAATTACAGTCCCGATTACCGGAACAACTGATCCTAAGGCCGCTCCTGCGGCAGCACCAGCAAGGGCAGCTCCTGTCTTAGTATGTGCTATATTTTTTTCAGTTCTATCTAGCGTATCGTCTGTTTCTGTAGAGTACGCATCAAAAGCAGACAATGCTATTGTTAATGGAATTGCTACTTTACCTAATACTTGTTTTCCTACTTTAGCAACATTTTTTACCTTATTCAAAGTGGTCGCGGTATTTTTAGCTGCCTCTGATAATGCTTTGCCTCCTGCTTGGACACCACCTGTGCTTGCCGGAGTTACAGTAGGAGCTTTTGCTTTAAATTGAGTTGCTTTTGAACCTGGAGCATTTCCTTTACCTACACCAGACGCTCTAGGCTGAACCGTAGGTTTAGGTTGAATAGTAGGTTTAGGCTGAACAGTAGGTTTAGGTTGAACAGTAGGTTTAGGCTGTATAGTTGGTTTAGTTGCTTTAGGCTGTACAGTAGGTTTAGGCTGTATAGTTGGTTTAGTTGCTTTAGGCTGTACAGTAGGTTTAGGTTGAACAGTAGGTTTAGGCTGATTTACCGTTGGAACTGTAAATTTCGTCTTGAAAAATCTGTTGGATAATGCTTTGAGTGAGTTAACACCTCCGGTTAGTGCAGATGTTGCAGAAGACAAACCTGTAAGTCCCATACCAATCTTGCTGAATGGATTCAGTAATATAGAACCTAATAAATTACCAAGGCTAGAGAAGAAACCACCTTCATCGTCTTTTTTGTTTAATGTTGGCTTTCCGACGGCAGGCTTGCCCATTCCCCTTTTGGCATCTCTTCGTGCTTCTAGTGCTATTCTGAGAGATTTAATTTCTCTTGCTTCTCTTCGTCTATCAAAAGCAAGTTCTTCTCTTTCAATTTCAAGAAGTTCTCCTATTTGATCGGACTCCACAATCATTGGATCCCCATCTTGATCCAGAGTCATCGGAGTAACACTACTCCCACTTACACCATCTGTATCTGGTGCAGATCCTGTCCCTATATTTTCTCCTTCAATTGAGGGAGCGCCTTCGTTCATAGTTAATTCTTCTATCGCGGATACTATATCTGCACTACTTCCTCCGGATACTGGTGTAATATCACTCGATGCCGCTGGCGGAACAATAGTGGGAGATTCTGAACCTGGGTCTTCATCAAAGAATTCTAAGGCAGTCTTCTGCTTATCATTAAACTCTTTTTTTAACTTAGCTCCATCTTCCTCTCGTTCTTTGTTTTCTATTAATGCAAGAAGTCTATCTCTCCCCATTGCAGTATATTCATTCTGTAATTTATTTCCATCCGCATCAAGTGTCATTGCATCAGCCTGAGCGGCACGCCTCTGTTCGATATCTTTTTTACGATCCTCAAGGTCTCTTTTGCTCAGATTATGTCTATCTTCTGCCTCGGTATAGGCTGCCTGTTCTGCCCATTCTTCTGTTGACATTCCGGACACAAATTGGGCTCTGCGATGTTTTGCAATTAATTTTCTTTCCTTCTTTTCCTCTTTCTTTTCGTCCTTGTAGTCTTTTGCTGCCTGCTGTTCCATATTCAAATGTGTTCTCCATCCGAAAGCTCTATCTTTTATAGCTTGCAACATACTACCATTATCACGTAACCAGTTACTATGCTCCTCTTTTTCGTCTGCAAGAATCTTTCTTTGCTGTGCGGCTTTCTCCTTTGCCGACCTCTTCTTCATCTTCTTTTCAAGTCTTTTATCTCCTGAAGCGAAATCTTTGACCTTTCCAGCGGCCCCGCCTATAATAGCCTTCGCGGCCATTATCTTCGCCAGACCTTCTAATGATGATTGTGCAGCCATTTTAATTCATCCAAACGGGTTTATCAACCTCTTCAGGAGGCTTGATTGAAAAACTCGTAGAACATCCACACGTGGATTCTGCTCTAGGGTTTTCAAAACGAGGACCAGGGGCAGATAAGTCTTGTGACCAATCTATCTCTAATCCATCTACTACTATATGACTCTTACGGTCTATTACTATAGGTAGACCTTTTGACTCAAACACTAAATCTTTCTTTGCAGGTTCTCCGAATGTTAGAGAATACTCATAACCAGCACATCCACCACCCTTAACGGCTATTCGTAGAGGAACATCCTCAGACAATTCTTCATCCTCTCGAATTCTCTTAAAGTTTTTTGCGGCTCTATCTGTTAAACTAATCATTTATTTTTCTGTTTTAATTTATTTTTCGTCAAGGCTAATATCGCCATATTATTTGTCATTGGATCTACTGAGGCTTTGGTTGCTACATCATTATAAATTTGTCTCTGTTTAATATTGAGCCTTTGTCCTTTATTCATTTTTTTAAGTATTGTTTTCACTACAGAAATCTCTTTTGTTGGAATTAATTTCGTCTGTTTCAATAACAATATAAATTTATTTACATTTATCATTCTGTTATCTTCTATTATTTTTACTCTGTTCGTGTCTTTCTTTTTCTTCCCTAAGCCAATCTGCTAAAAGGGCAACGTAAATCTCCCTTTCATACGGTAGCATATTCTCCAGATCTGCTAGGCTGTAATTGTGATGTTGCATAAGTTGGAAGTTGGTCTTGTAATGATTGGCCAACGTATCGTAACTTATGCAAAGCCGAAAAAATCTTCCAGCCCCTCCAACACGACTGGCTCTTTATGTCCACATTTTGAACACTTATAATCAACCTCGTGTCTTAACTGTGGTAGATGATTAAAAAAATCTTTAATTTTATCAAAGACATCTTCTGTCAAACTCTCTACAAAGGTAGACATCTCTGGTTTTGATGTTTCTTTACCTTTATAGACATTCTCCGCATCAAACACATAGTCTATCGAATCAACAATAATTTTAAACATCTTTTCTATGGGATCAGACTCACCATCGTGAACTTTCAATTCTTCAGTAGACAAAAACTTTAATTGAATTCCAATCTCATCCATTATCATTATCTTTGAGTAATCTTTATCAGGAAAATCAATTTTGATTTCATCAATCCTAATTGGATGTTTGTCTACGTTTCCACAAGTTACTCCATTTATTTCTTGATTACAAGTAAATGAAGGCTCAATCATTTCGCCCCGACTCTTTGCTCTAATATTTAAGAACAGAAAATCATTATCAAATGCAGGTAATTTAGTTCCATCTATCTTTCCATCAGTACAGTTTGCAATGACTCTTAAAATCACATCTCTTACCGCATTCTGAAAGGCATCTCCCTTTAAGTTTTTTGCTCCTTCCATAGCTGTCAAAAGAATCTTCTCTTCTTTCACCAGAAATGGTCTGTAGGACACGGTCTGTTTTTTGTCCGATGGCAGTTTCAAACTGTATATCGGTGTTACTAACTTTGGTAATGACATAATATTATCTCCTATTAACAATTATATTATCAATGCGGGGAATAGACGTTTATTCCCCTTATGCTTCGGCCGGATGTACTTTCTTTTTTGGTTTCTCCATAATCGAGCCTTGAGCAAGTTCATTTGTATCTGCCCACCATCCATTTTCAGGATCAGTATGATTCCAATCTCTAAATACCCAAGTTACAGTAAATGTTGCTATCTCTCCTTCACTACCCCAAATATATTCTATTGGTCCAATATTTGTTGGATATGCTTCTATTAAAACGACATTTGCAATAGCGCCTCCTTGTCTATCGAGAGGAATAATTCTAACCTCACCAATATAATCGTTATAATAACTTAAGGTATATACTTGTCTATGAGTAGGTTTAGGACTTTTTGCAGATACTCCAGTGCCGTGTTTAACTTGTCCCATAACAGCAGATATCCATCCATCAAAAAATCTATGTTCTGCATAATCCTCTCCACACATAAATGTCATAGACGTTGAGTCCACTATTAAATCATTAGCAACTTTAAAGATAGGACCAAATCTCTTGGCATCCACTGTACCTAGACTTTTACCAGGTATTGATACTTGTTTTGCTTTATATGAAAGAAATCTACTGCCTCCCTTTTCCTCGTCTGCTCCGGTGTAGAATTTTCCTAAGTATTCTCCGCTACCGGTCATACCCATTCCTTTGTGTCCTCGAGGCATATAGATTTCTATAGAATATAAATTATTTCTAGCAAAATCTGAACCTATTACATCGTTAAAATCTGATATTTGCATTACTTACTCCAAACTGATTTGGCACTAGCACCAACAAATTTCTGATATGGTAGAAATATAACGTTCTCCCATTCATTAGGAGGTGCTTCTAGTAGACTTGTTTTTACGTGACCGTATAAGTATTTATGTATCATTTTGTCGGCGTGCTTAATATTTCGTACTGCGTCCCAAGATACATTGAAACGTGCTTTATCTGTCATATCTTCTACCTCTCCCTTTTGAGTAGCGAATTTCAATATTTTTGAAAAGAATTTCATCCTCTCTATAGGAGATATATAATGAAAGTTGAGTCCTAAAAAGCCATCCTTATACGCATCAAGTGCAACAATAAGAGGAAATTTATCCCAATAAGGAAGTATATCTTTGTATTTGGCGTCATATCCAAATGTATATATCTTTCCGGGAGCCAGTTTTCCCTTTTTTTTGAATCCTTTTGCAGATTCACCGACTTTCTTCTTAAACCACGCTACCGATTTCTTCTTCTGTTTCGCTTTTGAAATCTTCTTAGTACCTTCTGTGAGATGGACTAATTTTTTTGCAACTTTTACAGCCATATTACTTCACCAAATGATCCTCTGTTAGTATTTTAAATTGCCACTTTCTGTCATCACAAAATTCTTTAGCCATTTCAAACTTTGCTTCATTCACTTTCCACGTCTTCATTGCTCTTGCATAGCGATATTTCGACTTTGCGGTCTTTCCCAGCTTTGGGGGTCCCGTCTGGGTTTTTGGTTTGACTTCTATTACCATATGATTAATCTTTCCCTTCTCTCCTTTTACTTCAATCCAGAAATCAGGAAAGTATCGATGAACTTTCCCATCGACGGGACTGACATATGGGATGACAAGTTCTTCACTATTCCATTTCACTACATTAGGATTAGTATCAGCATATACCATAAAGCGTCTTTCCCAAGACGATCGGTATACTACGTTATCAACTGCCCCTACGTATTTTGAGCGATTCTTTACTTTATATTTTCCCTTATAAGCCATCTCAACTATTTATATAAATACTTCAAAGGACTTATTATCACATAGAGAAGGTAAAATGGCAGTAAAAAAAGGACGAAGCGGTCCAAATATTGGTTCTCACGGAACAGCAATATCAGTATCGGATGTCAGTAGTAGTCTATCGCACGACGGAGATAGTTCATTCACGTTTAAGCCTGATCCATCAGATACTACTAAGGCGTCCAATGGCGCCAAAATATTTAAATTTCCTTTAGATGATGTATCCGCAGGGAATTTTTGGACAAGATTAATAATCAATACTTGGGTACCTACTACTCGTGAACATTCAGGCATAAAAGGACAAGGCAGTGGCCTGGATAAAGACTCTATTGCTAATATTTGGCTCCCTATGCCTTTAACTCTATCTACTTCCTATAACCAGAATTATACAGAAGCAGAAAATATGCTTGTAACGGAAGGAACTGCTGATATTGGCGCCGGTGGCGGAAATGCTACAGATACGGCCGCCGCAACAGGCGCAGGCATAATCAAACAAATGGTAAATGAAGTGCAAAGTGGTCTGAGCGATTTGACCAACGTAAATAGTTCTGGTAAAATGGCAAAGGGTTCAATACAAAATAATAAGATGGGATTAGTGTATGATGGCGCTTCTTTAAGATCACACACTTTAGGTTGGAGAATGATTCCTAAAGATAGAGAAGAACAAAAAGCAATAGAAACTGTTTGTTTTGCTTTTAAAAAATTCGCATCTCCTGTAGTTAAAGGACCTCTTGGCGGCGATACAACTATTCATAATTCTGCCAAAGCCCATCAACTCGCAGTTGATGCCATAGAGAAGGCGGGAGAAGGCGGAAAAGTAGCAAGTGCTACATCCCTCCTTGAAGACATTGAAGATTCTCTGGCAAGTATAGGACGCCTAGGTATACCTGTAACAGTCAATGTAGAATTCTGGTTTGGAGCGGAACGCAATATGCATTTATTTCAAATAAAAGATTCTTTTATCCAATCAGTAGAGGTTAATTACACGCCAACCGGAACGTGGAATGCTTATGAAGATGGTGCTCCAATTGAAACTCAATTAAATGTAGTTCTTAAAGAAAATGCAATCATTACTCAAAGTGATATTCAACAGTCAGGAGGGTTCTAATGCCGAAATATACAAAAATACTTCCTCAACTGACTTATAATGGAGTAAGTATAACTGATATTACACATAGATTAGATATGCTCAAAACAGTTGAAAAATATGCAACTATGTATTATTCAGTAACAATATCCGAAGACTCTACACCCGAAAAGGTAGCAGAACAATACTATGGAACTCAAGACTATTGGTGGATTGTATGTGCAATAAACAAAATAATTGATCCATTTTATGATTGGGTGCAAAGAGAACCGGAAGTCTATGCTTATGTGAACAAAATTTATGACGACCAAGATGAAATTCACCATTGGGAAGATTCGGAATTTATTCAATATCCGACAAACAGTCTGGAAGAGGACAGAGTACCTGTTACTAATTTAGAATGGGAACTACATTTAAACGATAAAAAAAGACATATTATGTTACTCAAGCCAAGCCACGTACCGAAGATAGCAGATGAATTTACGAAATGGATGAAAAATACTAAACAACAATTTCAGGAATAGACTATATTATGGCTGAAGAACTTGCTCCCAGTTTTGAGACATTAGATCCTCACACTATTTCTGAATGGAATTGTGAGTTCACTAACTACAAAGGTGATAGCGCGGAACTGAGTGGTATCATCACGCAAATGAGTATCTACGAGTCGATATACAATAATTGTATGTTCGGCAATATAATGATACAAGATGGAACTGGTTATGTCGAAGCTAATGGTATTGTCGGCTCTGGTCTAGAAAAATTTCATTTTGAGATACTTACACCGAATACGGCTTCAGAGAAAACTTCCAATCTCGAAAAGGAGTTCAAAATTGATTCTATAAGCGGTGGAGTAAAGAATCCAAAATTTACCCAATATACTATAGGAATATCATCTCCTTATCTCTTTATAAACAACCAAAAACTAATAAGTCGTTCATTTTTGAAAATGACGGCATCAGAGATAGCAGAATATGTAGGTATGAATATTATGGAATTTGGGTCAAATGGTGTATGGACAGACTTCACGGTATCTCCTTCTCTTCACGAAAAGAATATGGTGGTACCGAATTGGAATCCTTTTCAGTTGTTGAATTTTCTTGCTAGAAACTCCGTATCCGCTGATGGAGCGTCCAATTACTTGTTCTTTGAGAACAATGATGGCTTCAAGTTCGTGACTGTAGACGAACTAAAAGACGGAGACATAATGAGAGCATTCACTTTAAAAAATATGCCAATGAAAATTGGCGAGGATGGGGGCGGTTTCACAATTGATGGTTCAATGATGGAGAAATATTCAGAACAAACTAGATTTGATATATCTGGCGGACAGGTAACTGGTCGATATGGTGCATCTATATTGACACATAATATCCTTGAAAAGTCGTTAGCGAGTTATGAGGTTGAGTACGATGGTGAGAAAGATCCTATAATGGCAGAGGGTATTGGTCTCAATGGTCCTAAAGATTCCCCTTACGCAGATTACAATGTATGGCAACGTAATGGGTTTATGAGTGCAAATGGGCTTTATGCTATCCACGATAAAGGAGAAAAGAGTCATTATCCTCATTACGATATGAAGAAAACTGAAATGAATGCGAATACCATTAAATTTGATGTCCCCGGCGATTCAAATTGCTGGGCTGGTGATGTCGTAATGCTCCGGATACCGACTCATATTCACTCTCACGATGTACCTGAGGATCAGTATATGACAGGGAAATGGTTGGTTACTGCTATTCATCATAAGATTAATACCGCTGGATATACAATGACAATAGAGTGTATGAAAGATGGATTCTTTGGGGATCCAGACAAAGTAATCGAAGAACGTTCTTAAAATTAAAGGAGATTAGAGATTATGCAATTTATGGGATTTGATGGTTTCATTTGGTTTATGGGTGTCGTAGAAGATAGACGAGATCCAATGAGACTAGGAAGATGCAAAGTACGAATAGCTGGTCTGCATACAGAGAAACAAGAATTGGGAATTGACGAAGGAATTCCGACCACAGACCTACCCTGGGCTCATCCGATGCAACCAATTACGTCCGCCGCTATGAATGGAATCGGTACTACTCCGCTAGGGCCTGTAGAAGGTACGTGGGTAGTAGGATTCTTCAGGGATGGAGAAGCCTGTCAAGAGCCTATTATGATGGGAACGCTAGGGGGATATCCTACTAAGCCGCCAGCTAAGACTGGTTTCAACGATCCAAATGCGGTCTATCCTAAAGCCACCCATTTGAACGAACCCGATACGCATAGACGAGCATACAAGGATTTCGAAGGACCTCCTGATGTGGGTGGGGGAGATGCTAAAGCAACGGACCTCCCAATGGATAATTACAAAGCCGTTTATCCATTTAATCACGTAAGAGCATCCGAATCAGGTCACGTAGAAGAATGGGACGATACACCAGGTGCTGAAAGACTTATGAAATTCCACAAATCAGGTACATACGAAGAGATAGATTTTGAAGGGAATCGAACAGTAAACGTTATGATGGACAATTATCATATAGTAGCGGGAGATGAGAACATTACGATCACCGGGGATGCTAACCTTAAGATAGATGGTGATCTCAATTTAGAAGCAGGTGGAGACCTCAATCTAGTAGGAGGGGGTGACCTCAACATAGAAGCAGGTGGCGCAGTCAATATCGACGGACTCGATGATGTTACAATCACCTCTGCCAAGGGTGTGACCACAGAGGCTGGTACCCTGAATTGGGTAAAAGGGGCTGGTTTGAAGCTCAATTAACCGGAAACCGTCGGTAAAACCGCGTTTTTCACGAGAAAAAAAAAGAAAACAACCACTGAGAAAAGAAAAAAATGAATCCAAGTAGCATAATATCAGGCTCACAGGGAACAGGAACGTTTGCAAACGCTGGCGATGCGATGGGTAACGTCGGTGGGATGATGGAATCGCCTTCTTCGCCCAAAGCAAAGAAGATGAAGAGCGACGGCAAATCCCTGGATATCACTGGTGAAGAGGGTATCAATGAGGTCGCAGTCAAAGCGGCTTATCCTGGGTCTGACGGTGAAGAGATATGGGATACGCTCCAAGAGGTTCAGGGTGTCTCTGATGCGTTTACTTCCTGTGGGGACTTTCTGCAAGAAGCCTTTCTCTCTGCTACACGAGACTTCATACGGAACTCTGGTATACAGCAGGCTGGACGGGAATTAACTAAAGCATTAGGGCAATTTGATGAAGCCCTTGAGTGTGCCTCTGGATTCGCTACCTTGCTTGAATCTGAGGGAGCGATTGATGATGCCAATGGAGCAGGAGATCTACCACAGCTTAACAAACGATCTAAGAATCTAATTAAGGGTATCACCAATGCTTCAAGTGCATCTAATCTACTAGCAGAGTGTGATACAATACGAGGTCTTACGTCCGATTTTAATAATATGTGTTCCGAGTTGATGGGAAAGATTAATGATCTTATTGGAGAAGACCTTGCCGCCCTTGCAAACGTACTGAATAAACTCGCTCAATGGGCCGCATTTGCTAAGTTAGCCACTTCCGACCCCTGTGCATTAGTCAACTCTAATCGAATGTTAGAGAATGTAACGGGTCCAGTGATGCAAGACATTATGACGTTATATAAATCGGCTACTGGACAAAGCGAGGTGCCCACAGAGCCGGAAAGTCCTCTTGGAGCAGAGTTAGCGAAACCACTTGGAACAGTTGTAGATGTACCTAAACATAAGCAGGCTCCTATGTCAGGTCAAGCTACTCCAGCTCAAATTTCAGCGGCTCAACCAAAAGGTGTAGAGGTAGTTGAGCAACAACAAGCGGCTTCCCCTACAGGAGGATATGATTCGACACCTCCTGAATACGTTAATGGAGTAGGTTGGGTATCTCCTAATGATGAAGAGTTCCCTTCAGAAGATCCATACGGAAATCCTATTGAAAAGAAGAGTGATTTTACAAAAGGTGTAGAGAAGGGTGAGACTCCATTCTCCGATAAAAACGAGAAATTCTCCGCTAACGTAAAGGACGTAGAATACAAGGCAGTAGCAGAAGATAAGACTAAAGTTGCGAAAGTCCATAAAGTGGGATGGTGTACAGGTGGCTCCGCTGCCGCTGGTGCTAATAGAAATGAAGATGGATGTAAAGCGACTGAAGGAGAATGGCACGAAAAGGAGATGACTGATAATGAAGTCAAGATGGCTGGATCCGTAGAGGCCGCAATGGGTCCTGTAGCTAAGACTCTAGAAGATACATTTCCAGAATACAAAGAAGGTATTCCACCATCTAGCCCTTCTTCAGCATTAAAGAATAAGCAGAAGCCTGTAATCACACCTAAGGCTCGTGATGTTCCAGCTCAGTCGGCTTCACCTGGCGGTAGAGCCATTGTTGTAACTAAAGAGCGTGATCCTCTTGAAGAAACAGGATCATATTACGGTACGTGGGGTTATCCAAGTATGACTTCTCCACTTAATCCTGCAATGACAGATTCTATATTATCTAAACAGGATGGCTCAACGCCTCAATCTAGTCCCGATCCAAATGATCCAAAACCTTTTGATGTAGCAACAGTACAGACCTCTAGTGGTTTAGGTATATTACCAGGGACTTTCCGAATTAGTCCTGGTGCCGCCTCGCTTCCTCCTGATACATCAGCACAAAAATCTAATATTGGAGGAGATATATCTGAATATGATCTATCTAGAGAAATAGTGGAATTAGCAATGAAAACGGGTAATTGGGAGCAAGTAGAGACCTGTGCGTGTCAACCTACAGAATCGGTTGCAGATGCAAAAGAGGTCGGAGCTTGTGATTTCACAGGCTTAAAATATCCGGATGGATATAAATTAGTTGATCCATCCAATTATACTGATACATTAATTGCTAAAGTAGACGCCGCCGAAGCATCGGGTTCAGAAGAATATATCGTAGTAGATGATCAAATTTATCAATCTGCTGAAGTAGTAGTAATGGCTACATATGGAGCTTCCTTAGTAGATCCCTTTGAGCCCGGTAAAGAAACCTGTCAAAAATATTCAGGTAAATGGTACGTTATTACAGCGGCCGTAAAAGGGATGACTGGAGGAAGTCAGCGAGCAGATATAACCAACGCTAAGTCTAAAGCAGTATGCGAAGATGCTAATGGAGAATGGATATGTAAAAAAGGTAGAGCAGGATCTACCGGTGGGAACGCGGCAATAGAGTCGTATGGGAAATTCACCAATAAGAAGAATATAAACACCAAGTCAAAATTGCCCACGACTAAGGCCTTTGACACCGATAAATTGCCGTCGCTAAATTTTAGTGCTATCAAATAGGGCAAATAAAGTACAGCGGAATTACCGCCATACAGTTTTATAGGACAATATATTCCGGGAAAAAATATGGAAATTCAAAAAAGGAGAAATGGCTTATGCCAGGAGTAGTAAGACTAGGAGATATGTGTAGTGGACACGGATGTTTTCCGACACGAACAAATATGAGTGCATCGTGGGATGTACTGATAGATGGACTGCCTGTTGTCAGAGTAGGGGATTTATGGGAAGATCACGGATGTTCTGTTTGTGCGCCACACGGTGCTATACAGGCTAGTGGTTCTCCAAATGTTCTAATAAATGGAATACCCGTAGCGAGAATAGGAGATTCTCTCTCGTGCGGATCAACAAATCTTTCTGGCTCAGGAACTACAATCATTGACGAAAGCTGAGAAGCCAAAGTATAAATATAGAATAAGAACAACAAATCCGACAAGGAAAAAGGACAGATCCGATGCCTGCGCCGATTAAAACAGTAAGACAAAGAAAGTACAGAGATTTAGACCTCGATATGCTGGTACACCCGCTGACGAAAGATATCGTTGGGCGATCTGATGTAGATGCTATTAACGGGTCTATCATACGGATCATCAGAACACAACGAGGAGAACGAGTATTTCAGTCTGCGTTTGGTTCAACAATATATCACTCCCTTTTCGAGCCAATGGGTATAGAAACAAGAGTGATTCTAGAAGGAGCAATCGAGCAAGCAATACGAAGATTTGAGAAAAGATGTGAATTAAAAGGCGTGGTCGTGGAGGCAGATCCAGACAGGAATGGTTATGCAGTAAGTATTTATTATGTTCCTATAAATGAAGGTTCTCCTGTAGCATTAGATTTCTTTTTAAACAGATTGAGGTAGACAAAAATGGCAGTACAAACTAATCCGAAAGCATTAAATTTAAGTAATCTTGAGTTTGATGGAATTAAAAAGAATATTAAAGAGTTTATGAGCGGTCAAGATGAGTTCATAGACTTTGATTTCGAAGGCTCTGGAATGAGTGTATTGATGGACGTAATGGCCTATACTACTCACTATATGGGATTTCATACGAATATGGCTATCAATGAGTCTTTTCTTGATACCGCTACCCTTCGTAACTCTGTAGTATCTCACGCAAAAGCACTAGGATATGTTCCAAAATCAGCCAATGCCGCTGAAGCAATTGTCAAGCTAACATTTGACACTAGCGGGACTGATCCGTCTTATATTATCGTAGAAAAAGGGACACAATTCATTTCTAATATAAATGGTGTTCCTTTACCTTTCACTAATTTAAATACAGTAAATATATTTGCAGACGAAGGAGGAGAGTTCTCTGGAGAAATTAAACTATCTCAAGGATCATTAACTGCACTAGAATGGACATTTGATGCTACATCAGACACTCAAAGATTTATAATAAATGATGCTTCTTGTGACAGGGATACTATGAGTATGATAATTGCAGATTGGCCTTGGGAGAATAATCAAATACTTTCTGAACTAGATAACGAATCCGCTGTTTACTTTCTTCAAGAGGGACTAGATGGAGTTTCTGAAATTTATTTCGGTAATGGACTATTCGGACGAAGACCTACTGACGGAGCAAATATTGGAGTTGTTTATCTGAGTACGAAGGGAGATGCCGGCAACTATACATCAACTGTACAGGAACAGGCATTTGCTCTTGAATCTACTATTGCTGGAGCATACACAGCATCAACTGTTGTGGTAGATACGGTGGACATAAGTTCCCTTGGTTCTGCACAAGAAAGTACGGAAAATATTAAAAATACTGCTCCTAGAGCGTATGAGAGACAGGACAGAGCAGTTACAGCCGAAGACTATAAGACAATTCTAGTTGAAAAATATCCAAACATTGAGTCGATTGCAGTTTGGGGCGGTGAAGAAAATGACCCTCCTCAATATGGTGCTGTATTCATTTGTATTAAACCAAAGCACGGACTTGAATTATCTCCTTTGACGAAGACTCGACTAACGGATGAAATACTTTCCAAATATAATATGTTGGCTATTAACCCAATTATAACTGCTCCAGAATATACGTATATAGATGTAGAAGCAACGGTTAAATATGATCCAGTTCTAACT